CCGCCGGTAAGGCTCTGGCTGGTGCAGGTCGTGGTGTAAAGCACCATCTGGGAGCTGGCGGAACTGGAGGCTTTCACCAGGGCTACATGGGTTGCATTTTCGCTGGCCGCGATCCCGTCAATGCTCATGGAACTCTGGGCATTGACCGCGATTTTGCGCCCGGAGGTGTCGCCTTCGGCCGGCCCGGTGAAGTCGGATGCGCTGATGGTGGCCGACGCCAGCCGGTAGCCGCTGGAATCGACATCGAGCATGGCATTGGCGTAGGCGCTTGCCCCGGTGGGCTCCGCGGAAAGCACTATCAGCCGGTTGGCATTGGTCGGAAGGTAGTTCAGGGCCGCGTCAAGGACGTTATCGTGGACATTTTTTGCCATTTGCTTTGACCTCCTCCAGCCGCTCGGGATCCATATCGTGATAGGTCACCGGAGGCTGAAACAAACGATTGTTGTTGGTGAACATGAGATATTTTTTATCGCCCCACTGAAACGCCTTGTGGATCCAGACGTAGGCGAGGCGGGCGAGCTGTGAATCGCCCATCTTGGCGCCGATCACATCCTGGGTGAAGGCGTTGGCCGCAAGACGCTCGGTCTCCACTTGCTCATCGTCCCAGCTCCAGGTATCAGAGGGACCGCAGTTCTGCTCAAACTCCGTGCAGGCCCGCTTTAAAATCACCCTGACCGGCTCCTTATATCCGTTGCCGAACCGCACCTTGACCGGCGCCCCCAGGATGGTGGCCTCGAACGTCCGGTCGCGGTCCACTTCTCGGCGCACGATCTCATAGCAGTCAAGACCCTCCTCGATACTGTTGTTGTAGAAGTAGGCCCCGTAAAAGCGGTCGGTATTCGCCCGGTCGCCCTCGATGCCGCACTTCCCGGGCCGCCCGAGTTCCTGAATCAAAAGGTAGCTCGCGAAAAGCTCCTCGATGTCCCGCGGCATCAGCACCACTTTCCAGCAGTTTTGACACGGGATCGGCACCTTCTGCTTTTGGTGGACGAAATCGAAAAGCACATGGTGCCAGAACTGGCAGTTCTGGGCCGCACCGTGCTTGATGTAGGCCCACGGCGGATCCGGGAGCAGGCGCTTGGTGCAGTCGATTTTGCCGTCTTCCAGCCGGTAAAAATAGCTGGGGTTGGCGGCCAGGAACCGGTCAACAAACTCTCTCTTGTGCGCTTCGAGGTATAGGATCTTGGTATTTGCCATTGAGTTTCCTTCTAAGGCTTCAGGTTGCAAATATAGCGGCCGTCAATGATTAACGCCGAGCCGTCAGTGGCGGCCAGTGGTGCCAGCTTGTCCTTGGTCAGGTGAAAGACTTGCCCGTCCGGCATCCCAATCGAGGCGCCTTCCGGGCCTGTCCAAAGCACCCCCTCACCTGTCCGGTTTTGCAAAAAATCCTTGGGGGTCATGTCGGATAGATCAACGTAAAGGTCCGTTCCCAGAAACGCCGGGGAGCGGCTTGCCTTGAATTGCTGAAAGGCCCGGGGGTTTGCGCCGTCCAGGAACCACACGGCCTGATCGGTGCCGACAAAGATCCCGGCCTTGACCGGGCGCACCATCGTGATCTGGCCGGGGAACCGGAAAAACCCCCGCAGGAGATCAAAGGCATTTAGGCTGTAGGCGTCCGAGTGCCAAAGCACACTACCGGTCACCACATACATGAACCCGCTATGGGCGCGGACGATTGTTCCCAGCGGCGGGTCGGACAGCACCCGCCGGGAGGTAGGGCCGTAGTATTCGCCGCGGACCCACGGGGAGTTGACCCCGGCCTGGACAACGCCCTTCTCGAAGCCGTTGACCCAGAAGATCATGTCCCCCACCTGGGCGTAACTGACGGGGGCGCCGGCTGTAACAGTGGCGATCACCCGATATCCCGAAAGGTCCGGGGCGATCAGGCAAAGGCTGGTCCCGGTCACCATCAGGGCATCACCACCCTCGCAAAACAGGCTGTGGCAGCTTGCCGTGATGGCGGTTGCGGTAAAGCCCTTCCTGCGGCTGATGCGACCGGTATAGTCGTGGTCGATGTTCCAGGTGGCGGCGAGCGCTGACACGCCGACCTCGGGGTCAAAAAGCAGCCGGGCGGGGTCGACCTGGGTATCAAGCCCGGTGGAGGCCTTGAAGATCGTCAACGGGGCCGCCATCAGAGATACTCCTCCCACTTGATCTCGTCCTCATACTCGACCGGGAGGCGCTCCTCGGGGCCGATGAACAGCTCAAGAGCCTCCTTGGCGGCCGTGAAACGCTTGTCGTGGTAGGCGGTATTGACCTTGGCCCCTTCCATCCCGTCCTCGATGAGGGAGAACAGTTCGCGCAGGGCATAGTGCTTCAGGAGCGGCTTTGCCAGATGCCACGGGATTTCAAGGGGCTTGTCGGCCCGGACTTGGAGCCGCGTCGGGAACCGGTAGTAGTTGATGCGGATGGACTCGGCGCTGCCCGGGACGCGCTGGTAAAACAGGTTGCGCCCCTTGGGGGCAACCGCGATAACGCGTCCGGCTTGGTCCTGCACCGCAAACCACCGGACGATTTGGGCCGCGGATCCGTAAACCCTGATGGGCCGGTTATGAGTCAGGCTGTGGGCGTAGCGCAGCTCGCGCATGTAATCCGCCGGCAGCCGGGTTTGATTGATGTTGGCGGTGGTGGCCACGTCCGCCCAGGCCTCAAGATCGGGCAGCAGAAACTCGCCGGCCAGCTCCAGCAGGCACTCGTTGAACAGCTCCAGGATCGCGCCCTCGGTGTAGCTGGCATCCTGAACGGCTGACATCACCTCCTCGATCAGATCGTGGGAGGTCGTGACCAGGGCGTAAGCCTCGGCCGAAACCGAGGCTGCCGGAAGGGTTGCGTCCAGGGTGATCGGCATTGGTTAATATCCCATAGCCAACCAGTTGCCGACCGTCCCGGCGGTCGTGACGATGGTTACAGCGCTGCCGGCAACCGGCAGGGTCTCATTGACGGCGCACTCGTCGGCGGAAACCGCGGCCCCGGTCGGCTGCAGCATGATGAACTCGCACGAGCGAAGCCCCGTGTTGATATCCCCGCCCGTATCGCCGCCGGCCTGGGTGAAGGTGCCAACCGCAACCCGCTTATTGCCCATGACAAAAGGACGCTGGGTGATTGCAGATGAAAAAGCCATGTCCGTTTTCCTTTATCTGAGGGGGGGCCTTGCGGCCCCCACCTTGTTTCAAGCCGGGTTACAGGCCGATGCGGATATTGACCAAGCTGGCTTCGTTGTCGACCTGATCGAGTTCCAGGATGGCGTACCCGATGGTATGGGTAAATGCGACCAGCACGGCCGCGGCATCCGGGGAGCCGTCGATATAGCCAAAGCCGGCATGGTTGAGCGAGGGGGTGATGATCTTTTCGTCAACTTCCAGGCCGGCGGCTGCTCCATTGACATCAAGCAGCATCGAGCCGTCGCCCAGGACTTGCGCCCAAAAGTAATAGGCGGCTGTGACGGGCCGCTGGGCAACGCCAACGGGAAGCCGCTCGCCATCGGCCGGGTTTGCCACCACACCGTTATACTTGTTCGGGTAAACCGTAATGTCGGTGGTGGCGATAACCCAGGCGGTAGTCAACCCGGTTTCCAGGACCAGCTCGAATGTCAACCCCGCAGCAGCGGCCGTATTGCTGACGATATCGTAGACCTCGCCAGCACCCGCGCCATCGTTGACCACCAGTCGGCCACCGGCATAGGCGTTAACGGCCGTCCCGGCGCCCGCATCGGTCATGGTGACGCGGGTGGTGCCGACCGCATGGGCCACGGTCACCGTGTCCTCGGTCATGCCGGCGGTTGTGACCGCTCCAAGCACGTTGCCGGCAAGTAACGCGCCCGCGCCGTTTTTGCAGTAAACAAAGGTGCGGCCGTCATCGAGTTCGCGCACAGTGCCAATGCGCTCCTTCTGGGTTGCGCTTTGCTCGTAAATTCCCTGGCTAAAGCCAGCTTTTTTTCTGGGTCTGCTCATTTCTTGTGTCTCTTTCTGGAAGCGGTTACAGCCCCAGCCCGCTTCCTGGGCGAATTAAGGGGCTGTTACAGGTTGGTTGGCGGGTTAGCTGATGGCGCTATACCCCTGGTGGGCCTTGCGGTTGTTGCAAACGAGGTTGCCGTCCCAATAGATTTTCATGGTCTTGTCTTCCGGGGAATCCGGAATGACCTTCCATTTGGAGCGGACAAAGAACCCGTCGCGGTGGATCGCAAAGCCGAAGTGCTTGCTGTTGATCGCAAACAGGTGGGAAGCCGGGCAGTAATCATCAGGGAAGATGTCCGCTCCCTCGAAGTGCAGCCCGGTGAAACCGGCTTTCACCGTCATTTTGCCATCCACATAGCGCTGTTGCGCCTGAAGGATGTCGGCGATGACGTTGAAATTGGTCTCGGTGGTGACGAGCAGATCCGGCTTGCCGCCCGGGCCGTCCTTGGTCTTGGCCGCGGTACGGGCGGTACGCAGGGCGTTTAGGGTCAGCGCCGTGGCGGTGGCGATCATCTTGCCCTCCCACGGGGCCGTTCCGTCTGCGGCAATCAGGTCTTCCTCCTCGATCCCGCCGTAGGCCGTCCCCACGGTCTCGTTGCAGCAGGCGCGAAGGCCCGTCAGCCGGGTCGTGGCCCCGCCGGGCAGATCGTAGACGGAGCCGGCCAGCAGCTTGGTGAGCGACTTCTGGGCGCCGCCGACGCGCTGGGTGACGAGCTGAACCTCGCCGTATTCACCGGAGTTCTTCAGGGTGTCGATGCGGTAAACGGTCGCGTTGCCGTAAGCGTGTTTCCAGTCAAAGAACGCGGCGTTCACGCTCTCGCGATCATCTGAGGTAACCGTGTCGCCCCGGCTGTAGAACTCCGCTTCCTGGCCGTCATACTCCAGCGGGATGCGGATCTTCTCGCCTCCGGGAGGACGCTCCCAAATGCCCTTCTGCTGCTTCATCAGGTAGGTGAGCAGGAAAGAGGTATCGAAATAGATGTCGACGGCTTTGCCGTCTTCAAGCATGAAATAGTCGTTGGTTACGCTTTCAAGTTCCTCGAAGGTCAGTGCCATTTTGTTGCCCCCTTACAGGCAGGCGTGACACACCCCCGGTTCTACGGTGCGGCTCTGCGTCGTTCTGCCAGCCGTGCAGCCAAAACGGAGGTATGCCCGCCAAATTTATTCGGGTTTTTGATGTCTTCCGTGCTTGCTGCGGGGGAGGTGGGGGCGGCTGTTGGCCCCTGGCCCAGAATTGAGGCTGTTTTGCGGACTGAGCGCCGGGCGGTATCCGCCTCTTTAAGCGCTTTTGCCACCGCGTCCTTGATGGCCTTTTCCTGACGCGCCTCGGCGGTCATGGCCATGTGGGCGCTGATGGCGTTATGCCCGGGGTGTTCATCCATGAACTTGCGGATATCGCCCGAATCCCACAGTTGATCGAAATCCGGGTTGTCCTGGGCATAGGTGCGGTAGGTTTCCTCGACCTTGGTTTCCACTTCCTGTTCTTTGGCCGCCTGCTGCTGCTGCTGTTGCTCGGCTTTCAGCTCGTGGGTGACCATCAGCTTCAGGTTGGCGAGGAACCCCTTGGGGTTTTCGCTCTGCCAATCAAGGATCTCCTCGTCGGTCATGGCTTCGAGGTCCTTGTAAGGCAGGTCTTTTTGTCCGTCTTGCTTGTCTTCAGCCGATTGCTGGGGCGCCGCCTTGGCGAGCTTTTCAATCTGCTCGGCAAACTGGCGGTTTTGTTCCTCTGCCGCTTTCAAGCGGGTATTGAGTTCCACGAATCGCGGGTGCTTATCGAAGCGGGTGTTTTCCCCGTCCGATGCACCTTTGGGGGCCGCTTCTTTTTTTGCGGTCCCGTCCTGGTCCCCATCGCCTTTGGCTTCGGTGTTATTCGCCCCCTCGGGATCGGCGTCAGCGGGCTGCGTGGGCGCTGTAAAGTCCACGGTGCTGACAAGCTCGGCGCTGCTGGGTTGTGCTGCCTGGGTAGACGATCCCCCGGCTGGGTTTAGCGTCTGTTCGCTTTGTTCCATCTATTCTCCTTGGGCCTGGACCCAAAAAAAAAGCCCGGCCGGAACGCTTGCTTGTGCGTTCCAACCGGGCTCAACCGATGCTGTTTTTCAGGTCAGGCGGTTAAGATGCCGTCATTATCGCTTGGGTTTGAGGTAAACCTCCTCCTCGAAAATCTTACATAGCTTGCGGACCCCGCCCTGATTAAAAATGATTTGGAGTTTTAAACTGCCAGTGAATTTATTATCGCGTAGATTCCTCAACAAATCAAGGATATGTTGCTCAGGGCAATTTTCGGTGTTGCTCATGGCAACTTTACTCAACCACGATCTCGGTCGGGGCCTTGGGCGGGATCACGAACGTCACGCCAAAAGGGTTGTCGTGTGTGGCGGCGGGGTCATCTGACCAAGCGACTGCTGACGGCTGCTCCCCCTCGATGCCCGTCACCCGGCGCACCGCCTGAACACCCAACCGATAAGCCCCTTCCTCGGAAAACGCCACCTTGTATTGCATCTCCTGGGTTTCCCCAAGGAACTCGGCCTCCATTTCCTTGTTGCCGCCGTCACGCAGCCTAAAGACCTTGTAAAAGATTTCCTCGGCCGGGATGGTGAAGGTGGAACCATCGGCCCGGGTGACCTCCAGATCCATATCCCAGGCGAGAGTTGACTGATTGGCCGGATGCCAAACATCGGCCAGGACAAGCGCCGGCACCAGCAGCACCAGGGCCAGCAGGATGAAAAGACTTTTCTTCATGGGTCAACTTCCTTTCGTTGGTGTTTGGTACTTCCTCGCGGGACATGCCCGCATTTCGTGCAGCGGTAACCCCAAAGGCGGACGCGCTCCACTGAAAACGCGGTCTTGCACCTTGGGCAGTCGTGGTTTTCCCATTGATCGGGGAAGTCTCTATCTGGGATAGCCTTCCAATATGGATCGTTGCCAGGCGTTTTGCCGACATAGAACCGGTATGCTTGCAGCCTCAACTCATCAATGAGGTCGTAGCTCACTTGGCGGATCGCACCCTCAACCCGATACCCTTTCTATTACAGCGCAGGACCTTACGCTGGGCGTAGTCTGGCCGGGCGTTTGCCTCAAATCCCGGTGGTTTTGTCCCCCCCCTTAAACACATCACCTCTGGCAGCGGAAACGGCCAGGGGTCGGGCTGGAGCAGCTCCTCCTCCTCCTCGTCCTCGACATAAACCCCATAGGCCAGACAATAATCTGTGGTGCCGGTGCCATCGTAACCGCTGTCAGAAGTGTCAGCGGACGGATAACAATCCACGATCATCAGCAGTAAATCTCAAAGGCTGGACACCCCACATCACCGAAGCAGTAGCCAAACGGCCGGTCGAGCTTGAGCTGCGCTCGCCAACTGCAGGCCTCGAAGGCAACCCCCATCACCGGTAGGTTGCCCTCGCAAAGCGCCACCGGGTGATCGCCGTGGGCCTCGATCTCGCGCTGCAGGGCCGCCACCAGCTCGGAGGCCATCATGTCCCGGGGGTCTCCTCGATCAGGGCCTCGACCGCGTTATTGTCGAGTGCCACGTCCTTCAGCACCTCCATCAGGGTGTTGCCTTCCGGGAGTTTAAACCGCGCCCGCACCCGGCGGCCGGCCTCGGAGAGCTGGTGTTCCATCTGCAGGTTCGAGCTGGACTTGGCAGTAATCGCCATGCCCAGGGCGGCCTTAATCAGCCGGGCATCAACAGCCACCCGGTCATCGGTAATGGGCTGGGCCGACTTGGCGATTTCAAGCAAAAGTGCTGTGGTCTCGGCGTAGAATTTCCGGTATTTGTCCATTTACCCTCCAATTACGATTCGGCGCCGCTCCTGTAGCCGGCGCATGAGTTGATCGGTGATCTTGCGCTGGTCGCGCTCGGGCCTTGCCCGTTTTTCCATCCCCGGCTCGTAGGGGATGAGGTGGTGGGTTGTCTTCCAATGCTCCCAATTCGTGCGGGTCGGGTTCTTCAGGAACTCCCGGTCGGCCGCGGTGTTGGTCGGCCCCTTGTCAACGACCTCCAGCACGTCCTTTAGCCACGGGGCGTCCTGGTTGCCGGTGTAGACTCCGCGGGCGCTGATGATCCGGCGGGCCTTGCCCATGCCACAATGGCCGCAGCGGCGTAGCCCGGTGTCATCCGGGTCCGTAATCACCTCGAAAACATCGCCGCAGAGGTTGCACTCGTAGTCATAAATCGGCAATTTTGTTTTCCTCCTCGGGCATCCAAGTCTTAAACCTCTCCCCGCAATTCTGGCACTCGCCATCCTCGGACAAAGGACTGCAGCAAAAAGGGCATTGAGGGTGCTTTTTGTGGAAACCCCCGCGGCTCAACTTGGTATTCAGCCGCATGTGTTCCATTTCCCAATCCCAATAATCGGGCTCCCGGCGGCGCGGCATTACGCTGTCTTTCTCATGGTCAGGCGGGTGGCCTTGCTCTCCTGGCTCTCCAACCACGCGGTCACACGCTCGATATCCGAGCGCTCGAACCAGGGGCCGGGCCAGTCGGTGAAGAACACCCGGAAATAACGCTCCTGCAACGGTCCTTGGATCTCGGCGGTCTCACCGGTTACGCGGGCGAACTCGGCCACAAACCGGTCCCGCCAGGGCATCAGATCAGCCCGAAGCCCCGCAGCAGAATCAGCGGCGGTGCGAGTATCAGGCACAGACTGAGCCCCGTCAGAAACGCGATCAGCATGATCGCTCCCACCACCCGGCCGGCGTAAAGCGGGTCGCACTCCATTAGGCAGCCGTCACCTTCGGCGGACGGCCCCGCCTCTTGCCCGTTGGCATCAAAAGCCTCAAAGGTTTGCACTCTGGCTCTCCCTTGGTGCGGGCCTCGCATTGATGGGTCAAAAGCAACAGGGCTGCGGTCTCGTCTATCGTCAGCAGGCCCGCCTCATAGCGGCCGATGATGACGCGGCGCAGCATGTGCCAGTTCATTTCTTGTTGTTGGACTTCAACCCGGACTCCCGGTAAGGGCCTTGCACCTTCTGCTTGGCCGCGGCGGTCTTGATCTCGGCGTCCACCTTCTTGTCCTCGCGCTTCTCGGCATGGTCGGCCCGCTTCTGCTCGGCTTTCGCCTGGGCATCCTCGCGCTTCTCGCTGCGATCCGCCCGTTTCTGCTCATCCTGGGCCTTGGCATCCTCGATGGCGCGGCCTTCGTCCTCGCGGTACTCGTCGCGGTCGGTCTTGCTCAGGCTGTGGGCGGACTCCACATCGGCCCGCATCTCCTGCTTGGCCCGGCTCTGGATGTCCGATACCGTCCGGGCGCGTTCGATGGTGAGCTTTTCGCGGTCAAACTCCACACCACTGAGCATGACCTGCTGCTGGACCTTCTCGGTTACGATCTTCTCCTCGATCAGGGCGGTCTCGGTGCGAGCCTTTTCCGCCTGGGCGGTCTTCAGCTCAGCCTCGGCGGTATCAACCGGGGATTCCTGGGGTGCTGGCGCAGCCTCGGGGGCCACCTGAATCGGCCTCAATTCGCCCTGCTCAAGCCGGCGCTTGAACTCCTTGTCATCCATCACGCCGATCTCGGTCATGTACTGCTGCTCGAACTCAGGCAGTCCCAGGGCCACCAGCCGCTCGATGGCGATCCCGACCGGTCCCTGCTTCATCCGGGAGATCACCGATTTGCGGTCATCCCATTCCAGCTTTTTCAGCAGCTCCTCGTTGTCGATCATGCCCATGCGGGCCAGCTCCAAAGCCTCCTCGCGCTGCTGGATTTTGCTGACCGGCATGGTTGAGCCCGACACCACACTGAGCTTGGCGGGGATGATGAGCTGCTGGCCGGTGACCTGGGCCAGGATCTCCTCGTCGTCCTCCTCGTAGACCACCCAGCGGTCATCGACGTACCAGTTCATCGCGCAACTGAGGTACATCCGGCCGCGGTTGCGGATCAGGCGGTGGTAATTGCGGAGTTTTGAGCGCAGAAGGGTTGCCACGCGCTCCAGCAGGGCGGCGATGGCCTTGTAGGCAATGGCGTTGTTGCCGGGGGCGTCGGCCTGCTCCAGGTCAAAAGAGCCCGAAATCAGGAAGAACAGTTCCCGGTAGGTCTCCAGCATCCCGCGGATCTCGGGGCTGACCTGGGGGGCGTCCAGGTGGCGGATCGCCGTTGAAACGAGGTGATTCTTGGGGTTGATAACCCCGGAGGGGTTGTTGGTGAACTCGCGGTTGGACACGCCGCTGTTGGCGGGGTTGATCGTAACGACCTTGGCCACCTTGTCCTTCAGGGCGGTCATCTGGGCCAGGGTCTTGTTGATCTCGATATTGAGCGATTCCAACTGCTCAACGTCCGTCATGCCCCAAGGGCTCTTGAGATCCTTATAAGATACGCAGGTATTGAACGGGAACTTGTCAAACAGGAAGGTTTTTGACGCCTGCTCAACGGGCAGCAGGTCCCAATTTATCGAGGGGTTGGGGGAATCCTGCAGGACGAGCTGGCCGCCGTTGCAGACCCAGACACAGCGGATATTGCCAGGGTAAAGATCCTGCTCGGTCCCGTCATCGTTCTTTTTGCGGGTGTAGTCCTTGACCCAGCACTCGACCACCAGCACCTTGTCTGAGCGGCCCCGCATGTCGCTTGCGGTGTTGGTGAACATCTTGGAAAGCCCGGCCAGCATCGACACGAACCAGTTGTCACGCTCGCGGGCAATCGGGGAAAGCACCTGCTCGCGGCCATCGCCGAGCTGGGCCAGCAGATCCTCGTCGGCGAGAATTTGCGCGGCCATCTTGGGCCATCTGCGCCGGGCCTCCCGGATCGGCATCGGCCAATAGTGCAGATTGGCGTCGGCCTGCTGGGGGTCCTTGCAGTCGGTGGGATACCAGCCGAAATGGAAGGGATCGACCTCGACGGTCTCGACTTCGCCCACTCCGTATTCGGCATCGGGGTTGAACCGGATCTTCTCCCCGCACCAGCCGTTTGTCTCGCCAGCGATCACGGAGGTCTCAAGGGCGTCCTGCTGCTCGGTGTCCTCCCACCAGTGGGCCGCGGTGTGCTTGAGAAGATCGACCTTCTGGGCCTGCTCGGGCGGCACCTCGCCGCTTTGCCGGGCATTAAAGGTTGGGGAGTTGTCCGTCAGCATGGAGACCGTGCGCTGCCGGTGGGTCAGGATCAGGTTGGCGGTGACCAGCGGGACCTTGGCCGTTTCCTTCTTCCAGTGCCTCCCCTTGGTCAGCTCGTAGGCCCGCATCCATTTGGCCGGGAGCCCCTGCTCGGCCTTGTAGCGCAGGATTTCCTCAAGGATCCCAAAGACCTCCCGGCCGACATCGGCGTGGTCTTGGGGAGGCAGGATCTCGCGGGCCGCCTCGTTTATTGTCAGGGTGCTTTCAAGAGCCATGTCAGTAGTCCTCTGATAAAAAAAAAGGGCGCCCCCGTTTCCGGTGAGCGCCCGTGCGATGCTTTAGAAAAAGCCGTGCGGTGGCTATGTGTGTTGGTGCGTTACTTCATCTTAACCCTTAGAATTTTCGCTATCTGGACAAGATCCTCATAGGTTGCGATCTTGCGGAGCGCGTCCTCGATCCTGCGCCTTAACCTCTTGATGGTCCCCTCGTCAGGTTGTTCCATGGAGCTTGTCAAGCGCCGCCCTGGCCTTCCGCTCGAAGCGGTGCGGGTATTGTTCCTTCAGCACCTCGAAAAGGCAGATCATCTCACGCGATTGCCGCTCGGGGTCGCCCTCGAACTGGCAAAACGCCTCGAACAGGCTAAAGGCCTGCTCAACCAGCTTGTCAGCGGGGGCATCTCGGCTCATCCGTAAGTAACCCCCCCATGCTTGGCCATGCAGTAGCGGATATGGTTGGTAAATCCCGCGGCCGTCTTGAACTCGGACTTTACCTTGCCGCAGGTCGGACAGCTCTCCTCATCGTCCGGCTCGGGCGGTTGGGCGCCGATTGGCAGCTTCCACCGGTAGGGGACCACCCCGTCAATGTTGTCCGATATGGTCAGCTCCTCGGGGTCGACCGAATGAAACACGCGCTTGGGACAGACCGGGCATTTCATGTAGGCCGGCTCGACTCCTGGGCTCCACGGCGCCCGGACCCCGCGGTCGGCGAGATGGCTTTGGAAGTCCTCGCCCCTTACCGGGTAGTGGATATGCGCCGGGGAAAACCGGGCCACCACCTGACGGCAGTTCTCACAGATCAGGTATTTCAGGTGCATCGTC